CTGCCTGTATATCTGCGTAAAATGTCATAGTTTATCTCCACCCATCACCCCCGGGATACACAGTCCCGGGGGATCAGGGAAAGGTCAATTACTGACCACCGGTCTGTTTGCGACCAACGACAATTGCCGCAGAGTCAAAGGTGGGGGTGGATGTGCCGCCAATGGTTTCAGTCAAACGGATGAAACTCTTGAGGCCCCTGGTGTCAACGTGCAGGGTTTCCGTGCCTGAGTCTGTCAACTGCGTAAAGCCTCCACCCGTCACGTCGGTATACGTGCCGCCAACCGTGTCGGATTCCTGGAGTTTTGCGTCATTGGTGGGGTCCGTGCCACTCACCTTGGTTGCACTCAAAACAACCTTGATGGTGCCGATATAGGCGGAGATGTCAATCCCCGTTGCGGATGCCGTGGACGTGATCCGTGCCGCACGTTTCAACTCAACCTGCTGAAATTCTCTCATGTCATGTGCCATGATTCATTTTCCTTTTTTTGGGTTTTATGGTGAATTCTTTGGGTTTTCTTTTCAATTAGACTCTGCCTCTGCAATGGCTTTCTCAAGTTCTGCCCTGCCACCTTTGACGGGAATGCCAAGAGCCTTTGCCTTTGCTTTGACTTGCGCCCATGTCACATTGACCGCAGGGGGTTCCGGGGGAGGGGTGGGGGCTTTCTTCTCCTTGGCGATATCATCACCGGTGGGCCCTTTGCCCTTTCCATTGTCCTCTTTGGTCGTTTTGTTTTTTGCGCCTTTGGGTCTGCCCGGCTTAGGCGTTTCCACCCTTGCCGCCTTTCCACAGGAAACGAGATAAGAGGGGTTCTGGACCTCAGACTCATCAACGATATCACCGGCATTGGCGCAAACGCCTTTTCCGATAAACCCTGTTTTCAGTATTTCTAGCTTTCCCATGATCCTTTTCCTCCGTTGGGGTTGGGATTAAGGGGCCCCGGGATGGGACCCCAAATCATGCCGCCTTACTGCGCCGCAGAGTCAGTTGAGAGACAGAAAGAGACGGGATGGAGTGCCGTGTCCCACATCTTTTCAACCTGGATCTCAATCTGTCCGGTTTTCTTGGCACTATACGGATCAACAATGATCTCCAGACCTGCCCACATAGCAATCAGCATCTCTGCCCAATTGCCAAAGATGGACCGGTTGGCATAGGTGCCGGTTGCCGGGATCTGGTTGGAGGCAAGTGCCGCATATCCGTTGACCTCGTTGCCCTCCCAGATGAACTGACCGGACCCGGTGTCCTTGCTCTTGGCTTTCCACTTGCCCTTGGCAGTTGGGCTTGTCAGATAAGCCAACGACCCCATCAAGGCATTGTCAACCGCAACAGTAGTTTCAGATTCAACAACCTTTGCCCAAGTTGCCGCCGCGCCATAAGTCACAGAGTTGATGCCGGAGACATTGACCAACCCAATAGGCTCACCGTCTGCGCCATCGCCAAAGATAGCAAGACTGTCCATCTTGATTGCCAACTGAGTCATCAGATCCTCACGGATCATTGCCTCAACGTCCTCAGAGGATTGAGCCAACAATTGACGGGTCACAGGGACAAACGCAGTCAACCGGTGGGGAGTCAGTTTCAGACTGTCAAAGGTGGGGTTGCTTTCTGCAGAGGTGCCGGTCTCACTCTTGCTAGTGATGGTCGTGCCGGTGATCTGACGTGGGATCTCAATGTCACCCTGCAGGTCATCCAAACGACGTGCGCCAAGTTGGAATACAACTGCCAGATTGCGCAAGAGTTCAATCATGCTCAAGGTGTCGGTTGCAACCGTTGCACCACCCGTTGCATAGTTCCCTGCCGCCATGGTGGTCCGGGCGATGGTGTCACGGACCCCCTTGGACATACGGGAGACTTGTGCGTTGGTGATGTCGGAGGGAATGAAAAGGCCCTGTGCCTCTTTGCCCAACTTGCGCTCAAGCTCTTTGGACATTTCACCCTCAAGACCGTCAACGGGTCTGCCAGATGCCATCAAACGAGTTGCCCGGACGATGCTGAAATCCTTGACATCTTTCTTGTCCATGCCAACGGTCATTGCCTCTGGGTCCTGACGTCCAACAATTGTTTTTTCAACGTGATTTTCTGCCCGTTCCAGGATCTTGGTCTGGAATTCAGCAAGGCCCATGCCATCCTTGATTGCGGTTTCAGCCAGATCAACGCAGTCATACTTGCGCCCAAGGGCAACCATCGTTGCCATCTGCCCGGCGTTGTCCTTGAAAGCCTTTGCGTCTGCCAACTCACGTTGGACCTCTGCAACTGCCTCTTTCTTGATTTCTGCCCGGAGTGCATCCAAGTTGATGCTCTGGGGGTCCTTGTTTTCTTTTTCCATTGTACTTGCCTTTTCTGTTTTCTTTTTCCGGGTCGTGGCAGACCTGTTGACTCCAACGTTGATGTCTGCCGGGTATGGTTCAAACGCAAACCCCAGAGGCTCCCAATCCGTTGCCCTGTAAACCTCAAGGGCACCGTCACCGCGCATCTCTTGCAATACTGCGGAGTGGATTGAGGCATCAATAGATACATTGCGCCGAATGTTCCTTTTGACGTCCTCTCTGATTTCTTGCGCCCGGGCACCGGAACAAAACCGGACCCCAACCTTGATCTTGCGGTCAACCAAGTCCACTCTTTCCACAGAACAAACCTGATCCCCACCGTGAGTATCACGTCCCACCCCTGCGGTCTGCAAACGTTCCAACCGAATGCTCTCCGGGGAATGGTCCAATATATAAGCCTCACCGGGGAAATCCTCTATCTCCGCCTCTGAGGAAATTGTCATTGAGATCAATTCATCATCATTGGGATCTGATTCTGCTCTCTCAATCCTGAAAGACCTTTTGAGGGTCTCATCAAATTCAGTCCGGGTATCACCGGTCTTTCTTTCAATCTGTTTGCTCATCTTTGGTCCTCTGGTTTTCTCTGTCCAAATTGATCTGTTTCCAAAGTCAACTCAGGTGGTGCCGGGATCGTCAAGTTGGCACCGGCATCATTGAGGATCTGCCTTGCCTCATCAGTCGTGATCACTCTGCCAACCCCCAAATATAGTTGCTGAATCTTTCTCTCAAGGGATGTCATGTCCTCATCTGCGGTCAACCCTGCCTCTTTCCTTTGCTCATTGGCAAGAGCATGGGCCTGGATATTCTCTCCCAGATCAGTCCGGGAGACCTCTGCGGCAATCGCTTGATCCGTTTTCCATTGGTTATCACGGAGTTTCTCATTGTATTGGGCATCTTTGATGGGATCAACCCATTGCCACGTACGTCCTTGGAACTTGTGGACAGAAAACTTGTCCATCTTGATCAACGGCAAGGGGGACCCGTTGGGGGTCTTGAGTGCCTGATTGAGTAGGGCATACTCAAGCCAATTCAGAAAGACTCTCTCAAGAAAGTCATCAATCTCGTCCTGTTGTTTCATTGTCCATGAATCACGCTCATCAAGGGTCCCTGCCCTGATTGATGAGAAATTGACGTTTTCAAGGTCGTTGGCATAGGTATGGTATGCAACGTCAAGACCGGTTGCCTGATCCCGTTTCCATGCCCGTTGCTCATCCTGGATCTCTTGCCCACCGGGTCCACCCGGGGAAAGTAGTTCCTTTTTAACCCCCGGGACTCCAACCTCAGACGATCCCGGTTCAGTCGTTGCCGGTGGGTTGAATTTCAATAGGTCCTCATCATCCCAATCCTCAGGGGTCTCATAGTAGGCGGAGATGCAAGCCATAATCCTCTTGCCAACAATTACTGCCTCTTGCCAATTTTCATATTGATGCAAATCAGTCAACATCGCATAGGACCAAGGTATTCCCCGGGTCTGGTTCTCAAAATCAGTCTTAAAAGAGTGGATAATTTGATCTGCAGGGATTCTCTCCCTCTCGTTGCTTGCCCCGGGTCTGCGTTTCCAAGGATCTGCAGGGATCTCTTTGAGGATATGATATGCAACCGGTTTATTCCACTTGTCTTGCTCAACCCCCATGATGACAACGTTGCCATTGGCAAGCCTCTTGGAATAGCACAGATCAAGAGCCTCCATTGGGATCAACTGCAAGGCATATCCAAAGGGGTTGCCAACTGCCTCTGCAGTCCCCTTGATTTCCCTGACTAAATATTCACCATCACGGGCCTTGTCCCTGACGTTCTTTCTGTGAGCTTGTTGAAAAGAATACTTGCCGCATTTTGTGCAGACCCCTTTTTTGCCCCAATCTTTCCACCCCTTTTCAATCACTCTCCGGGCAAGATCGTCTGAGTCACCATTGGGATCTGACACCAATGATTGGAGGATGAATCCTGTAAAGACAATATTCTTCTCGCACATATCAAGAAATTTCTTGAGTTGCCCTGAGTTCTTTGCTTTGTCCCGGGCCCTATAAAGCATGGTTGGTTGGTTGTTGCTGATGTCCTCATCAGTCGTGATATCCCCGGTGATCCAATCCTGAAACATCCTATTTTTCTTCCCGGCATCAAATTTCCTCCCAACCTTTTTGGTGGTGGGGGTTTTCTTCCGGTTGAATAGCTTTGACAATATGCTCATTATTCAGGGTTTCCAAAGGTATGGCGGATCATCCGCAACTCTGCCGCCGCATTGGGGTTCTCTGCACTCCCGGCAACCAGACACTCAGTCTTGACCAGGTTCTTGAAATGGGTATAAACTCTCATCACCTCATCCCATGACATCCTTTCAACTTTCTTGCCGTTGATCTCCGTTTTCATGGTGTCTCTGGTTGCCTTGCCCTGAATGACGGTCTCCAAGAGATCCAATACTATTTGATTATGGGATCTGGGGTCTGACTGATCTGCAGAGAAATCCTGTAAGACCTCAAGACAACCCCGGTCAATGAGGACCTTTTCCGTGCCCTTGGTTGCATAGGCTTGCCACTTGTAATCACCAACCGTGTAATTGGCAGTCGTTGTTGGGGCAACGTCAACTGAGAAATCTTCACCATCCGCACTTGCCTCAATGGAGAAATTGGTGGTCCCGGTATCAAGCAAATAATAGTAGGTAAGGGTCCATTCGCTTGCAGGGTAGTCATCAGAGAGGTCAGTCCGTTTCCACTCCCAATTGGCACCGGCAATCAGGGTAGTTGGTTCTGTCTCAGGTATATTGTCAGAGTGAGCCATTAGATCCTTTGGTTTCTATCTTACAATGAGAAACTCCGTGAGACCTTGCAAGTGGTGGGCAACAATGGTTTATCAGGATAGGGGGAAAGGTTGGCGATATCTCCGCCATAGATGGGGGTGACTGTAACAAGAAAGAGACCCCCGGGATATTAACTCCGGGGGTCCCTTTACACGTGGGGGAGAAATGAACGATACAAAAAATATATTGTTGCCGCCAACCTTGTCAAGCAAATTGGCGCAATCTCCATGACTCAAGAGCTTTCTTTGATGCCTGAATCTCTCCGCCACCGGGCTTGAGGATGGGCATGGGGTCTTGGTTTGCCTTTGCCCTTTTCCTCCACTTGTCCAATGTCCTTGGTGTCACCTGCAGATAATCCGCAATCTCATCCCTCCCTTTCAGGATGTCCGGGGTCTGGTTCAACATTTGCTTTCCTCCGTTGGTTTACTTTTGCATCCATGACCCATCCCTCTTTGCCTTGTTGACAAAGGTGGTGGGCTTTTGTTTTGTCGTGCCTCTGGTTCTCTTTTCCTTTTTCTCTGCTTTCTTGTCCTTGGTTCTCATTGCTCTCTGAATCTTCAATCGAAACTGCTTTCTCCCCATCAGTACCAAGACCATCTTCTCACAGTCAAACCAATCCCTCCTTTCATGGGACCCACAGTCCCAATTCTGCCTCTTGTCCCCATGAGTGTCATTGTCCTTTGGTCTGACTGAGGCAATGTGTGCCGTGTAATTAAAAACGTCTGGACCATACCCCATCTTCTCATGCTTGCCCTCAACTGATTCCTCCATGCCAAGAAACCTCTCATAGTCCGGGAGAAACCAATAATTGTTGTCTCTGTCATCTTGCTCATACAGTAGGCGGATCAACATGACCTGCAGTTTCCCGGCATCGCACAAGAGCAACCGGGTCTGTCCTTTGGTGGTGGATAGGGCCCACATTGATTGGGGTCTTGATGCCCCCTTGTATTGCCAACAATTCTTGTTTTTCTTGGCAAGGGTTTTCACGTCCTCTGCATTGGTGCCCCCTTGGTCAATGATAAATAAGGTGACCGGCAACCCCTCATAGGTGCCCCTGATCACCTGATCCAATTCCTCCCGGGTCTCTGCAAACCCAAACGCCAAGAGGTATGAATTCCACTTCTCATCAAGGCCCCTGATGATCCAGAACCATCCAAAGGGACTCTCTTGAGTATCCGCCGCACCAATGACTGCCTTGATGCAACCCGGGTCCCAATCGTGGCAATGGGTGACTATTGCCTCACCCCTGTCCTCTTTCATTTTCTTTTTAGGCACCGGGAGACCCACAAAGGAATTCCAATGGGTCCTGATGACCTCATAATTGTTGGTTCTCCCTGCCTTGATCCGTGATCTGGCTATTTCCTCCCAAGACAAAGCAACCCACCTCTTTTCATCCTTGTCATAATAGCTTGAAAGACTGCCAAAGAGAAAGCCCCTTTCCGTGTAATTGTCCGGGTCCCCATGCACATACTCACCATCCTCAACCATCTCCCGGGAATCCTCCCAATGGTGGGAGTGCTTGCAATAGGGGCACTCCAACCGGATTGACTCAGGGATCAAGGCACCATCCTCCGTGAGCCACTTGAGGCCCCCATGAAATTCCTTGGTGTATGGGTCCCGGTATCCATCCACTTTGGTTGACTCAATTTTCAACTCTCCACAATTCAGGCATCTCAGAGTATAGAGTCCCCGGGACGTCAGTTGATAAAAGTGGTGCATTGCGGAATCGTCCTCGCCGCCTTTGAACGATGAGCATAGTGTCAACATCCCATCCCCTGCGGCATATGCCCGGCGCAATCGTTTCTGGATGTTCCCCACCTGGGCAAGGGTCTTGTCATAGGTGAGAGGGTAGGTGTCAATCTCATCACCGGTTGCCCTCTTGACTCTCCGTGAGGTGATGTCTGCCCCGGCACCCATAAAATCAACTATGTTCTCTCTCATGGAGTATCCACCCTTTCTATAGGTGCCCTCCCCTGACCTCAGTTGGTTTGCCAAATATTCCACCGCATTGACCATTGGATGGAATTCCTCATCATTGATTTTCCGGGCTTTCTCTCTTTCCTCATACACGATATAGAAAAGACCGGAGATGAAACGCATTGCATAGACCATTGGGCACTTCCAAGAGAAAGACTTTCCAAACTGTTCTGGACCTGAGATGACCACCATCTTGACCCCTTTCTCAAATTGTGCCCTGATGGGGTCCACCTGATATGGTTCAAGGGTGATGGTTCCTGACTCTGCCCCTGCCTTGGTGGTCTCCATGATGATCTCAGACTCTATCCACTCCACCGGGTCCACCGGGATCAGGGACCCCACCCTCTCCGCCAAACGCCCAAAGGCAGACCCAGAGTCATCCGCTGAGAATTGCCGGGGATGCCTGAGATATCCGGGGTGGTTCAATCCTCATCCCTCCTGATCCTCTCCGCCGCATCCTTTGCCGCCTCTTGGATCTTCTTGAGTTGGGAGGGGTCCAGGTCCAACCGTCTGATCTCCCTGAATATGATATCAAGACCGGCATTGACTCTCTTGAGTAAGGTGGTTCTATACTCATCCATCACTTTCTCAAGATGCTTGCCGGTTGCAATCTCAATTTTCTCTGTCTCCGCCTGTAGTTTCTGGGCCCTGAGTTGATGCATTGAGTCAATGGCTTTCTCATCGTCCGGGGTCTTTGGTGCCGGGGGTCTGCCAACGTTGCTCTTGTTGGCTTGATACCATTTCTTGAGATCCTCATCCTTGGCATCGTCCCCGGGGTATCCCTCCCGTTTCCTGAACCTGGACAGGCTTGAGGATGAGCAATTAAAGAGTTTCATCAACTCTTGAGACCGGGAGGGTTTTCTTGGGGTGGTGGTCTTTGACCCCTTTGGTCTGCCTCTCTTTCTCTTGGTTGGTTGGGCTTTCTTTCTAGTCATCAGGTTGGACCCCACTATCCAGACCGGTGCCCTCACAGGATGGGCAATCCTCAATGATGGGGGCCCTGCCTTTCTCTTGTAATTCAATCTTGATAAATCCGGTGCCATTGCACCTTGGACAATCCGGGCACTCACAATCATTGACGTCACGCCCACAATAGGTGCAGGGTTCC